GCTGACGTTGATACCTTCTGCGAGGATGGAGTGGTGAAGAACAACAAACTTCTTGTCGTTGTCCTTGCCCCAGGCAGATAGAGTGTCGAAGAATACTTCGCGGTTCACTTTCTTGCCGTCAATCACAGCTCCAGTCTTTGCCGTGATGTACATCCAAGAGAAACCGCGAGACTCCAACTCAGAACAGAAGTCAGTCTCAGAAACCAGCGAAACAATCTGCTTGGTTGCCTTAGCACAAATCAGAATCTTGCTGACTTCATTGTCGTCAATGGTTTCCAGCAGATTCTCAGCGTCGCGGTCAAAGTTGGTCTGCTTACCCTGAACCATCTCCAGTTGCTTGACGATAACTTTGGGGGGAACAATGAACCCACCAGCAACCAGTTCAGGAGCAGGAACTTTGCAGATTACCTGACCATAAACTGCCGAATCATTCATGCCTGGTTTACCTACAGCAAGGGAATGTTTCGGGGTAGCAGTGAAGAAGTAGCAACGACGTGCCTCAGCAGCGAAGTGCTCAGTTGCAGGGAAAAAGTTACGCTTGACTGAATTATGGGCTTCGTCGAAATATATTGTATCCACTGCAACATCAGCATCCTGAAGACGCTCCAGAGAGTTATAAGTGGTGAAGATGAGACAATGCTTGTCTACATTATCACAGACCCACTCATCGATTTCATCGGGATTTGTGGTAGATTTGTGACTAGTTTCACCGCTGTGTACGTGAAGAACAGCAGCATTAGTGATAAACTCCAGAAACTCGGAAGAAAGCTGCTCTGTAAGCAAAATACGTGGAGCAACTACAACAATCAATTTACGATTTGTGGTTCCACCAACAAACTCTCCGAGATGATACTCTTTTTCAAAGACAACTTCCTCGGAAAACTCACGCACAGCATCCATAATCATATTCAGGGTCTTACCGCCGCCCGTGGGGTAAATCAACTGACCCTTAGGATATTTCTGCATCGCAGCATCGCCGCGTTCTTGATGGGGCCGTGGTTGGAGTTTCATCGGGTTCATCATATACTATAGGGACAATTTAGAGGGCCCAGTATCAGTCACTCTGGGGTTTCAATCGCTTAAGGTCTTCAATGATACACTTCATTGTGGACTGAGAATATCCTACCGCATATGGATAAGACCTCTCAGTTTCCTGTTCTTTGCTATCGACATTATAGCACACATTCACTGCAGATTGAAGACCTTCAATCAGAGTTTCAAGGGTAGTAACAGGGATTTGAACGTAATTCATGGTTCTCAGTGGTTTGGTATCTAAAGACTAAAATAGCACCCCCAGAGGTCAATCTGAGAGTGCTAGTGGACTGTTTGTTGATTGGATGAATCAGGGTTGATATTTGGAAGCGGGAAGGTCTCTACCTTTGATAATGTCCTTATGCAAACGCTTACCAGCTCTTACCATTTTCTTCTTCTCATCGCGGGTATATTCGCGATTGGTTGTTCTTTCAATCTTCTCACCTTTTGGTGCTTCTGCTTTCTTTTTGGTAAGAAGTTTAGATGCTTGCTTCTCTAGTTCTCTAGATTTAGTAGCACCACCACTCTCTCTTGCTTTGCGCTCTAAGTATGCTTTGCGTTGTGCTTCTTTTGCAGATAATGCAGCAGAACCTCTTTCTTTTTCAGGTTGCTGAACTCTTGTAGATGCTTGACGCTGAGTTCCAATGTCGGAACGTGGTTTGTATGATTTGGCGGCTACCGTTGTACCACCAGGACCTCTTTTCGTTCTACGTAACTCTGCTGCTGTCTTTTTGCGTTCTTTACCTACTCTCCCACCTTCACCTGCGCGAGTGACGGAAGCACCGCCACCCCAGCCAAGTTTCTTAGCAGTATCGGGTTCAGATGCTTCGCAGAGAGACATAAATTGATTGAAGGTCCGCATTGTACTATCTAAACACTACTTTTTAGTATTTAGATTTCAACTTCCTTTGCTTTATAGGAACCCTTGAATACACGTCCTTCAGCATAGAATTGCTTGACCCTTTCGCGGCGAGTAGCAAGAAGCAAATCGTATTCTTCTTGTTGCTGCTTAGTAAATACGAAATCCTGTTTCCTCCAGGCAAGTTTGAGTTCTTGGATGTGGGGGAGCACGTTAGGAATTTGTTCGTTCATGAGATTAAAATACAGGAGTTTCAGGGTCAGTGGGGGGTTCAGTGGACGCTTTCTCAGGCGTCACACTGTTGTAATCAATAATCGGTGTTGGAGTTTAGATATGAATTGAATGATTTGTTATCACTCTCTTCAATCACATCTTCTTCAATGAAATCAAAGTTTTCCAGTTCTTCAACCTGGATGTCGTCAAACCAATCCATAATGCGTGGTGTGATTACATTACTAGGACACTTTACAGGGCCCAGTGTTTATCAGCGTTTCATAATTGCTTTCATCTCTGCACGCTTCTGTGCCTGCTGTGCTCCTGCTTCGCGCTCCATTTCTCTCTGAGCGTGAGTTTCTCTTGCTCTCTTTCTAGTCATTTGACTTCTAGCAATCAATTGATTGTAGAGGTTTGGTTCCATTGAAGGACTTTGCTCTGATTGCAATTCTCTTTTGATTTCTTGCTTAAGTTGTTCCCTTTCTGCGGATGCTTGTTGCTTTTCTTTCTGTGCTTCTTGTTGAGATGCAATTTTCTTTTTCTGTGCCTGAATTTGGTCCAGTCTCCGCTGTTGAAGTTCTTGTCTTCTTTGTTGGATATCTTCGGAGAATTGAATAAAATTTTTCATTGCTTCAGCACTTTCTGATTATTTATTTTTATTCAAATTCAAATGGTTTATTGATACCTTTTCGTGGTGGTGGTTGATACTCAGGGAGTATTGAAGAATCAATTATAACTTGCACTTTAGTTTCATCATTCCAATGACGAATTACACCAGCAACAATGAAGGCATTAGTAATCAAATACGTTACAAAGATAAAGGTGCGAATGATTGCAACTCTATCGGATTCCTTATCACACTTACTTGCCTTCTCACCAAGTGCTTTAGCCCACCAGCGCCACGCAGTTTTGTTCTTCTTCATAGACTGATCCTCGTGATTTAACATACTTTAATTGCTTCCAATCCTCTTTATAACAAACTACAAGTAATCTTTCATTTGCGTGAATGGGACAAGCGTGATAATTTACTTGGTCTTTAGGACGTACAATGTATTCAATCGTAATGTACTCATCGTCCCTAAAATAAACCCATCCTTCAACACCTTTGGTCCATTCAACATAGTCATTGACCTGAGGATTGTAACTCATACAAAGAACTTTTCTACTCCTTGATATTTAATAGGCATTGAAGTATAGTTTCTTGTTTCACTGATGTCTACACGAACACCGATTGTCTTGCTGTTAATGGGGGCAAAGTATTCTCTGGTCTTGGATTTATAAAACCCCCAGATGGTTCTTGTTGGCGCACCGTTATTGTAATCAAACTTACGACTGCAATGCAGCCATATAGCAATAACTCCGCGCTTAAACTCTTCGAACTCATAAGAATACCCTTTCGGTGCTTTATGTGGAAACTCAGCAATCATACTCACGGTCAATAGTTAGAAGAGAAATCAATGTATTAAGTTTAGTAATCTCTTGCTCTTGCTCTGTGATTTTGCTTTGTAGTTGAGAAATCCTTGATTGATACATTTGCTTCAAATCAAACACCATTTTATTGGTGTGAGCGACGTGGTGAGTCATAATCAGGTGGTAAAACTTTCAACGATACTGGACTCTACATCTTCGGCAAGTGCGAAGGTTTGTGCGTTTAAGATATTTTCCCTCAGAACTGTATAATGTTGTTCGTAAAAGTTTCCATCATCTTCGGATGAAATCAAATCAAAACATTCATTATCATCTTCAGCAATTACATTCCAAAGTCCTCCATATTCACTAGAGGGAAAAGGAATGTAGTGATCGACAACGTAGAGAAACTTTTGCGCCATTTGTATTTGAAAATTACTCCTTTAGTATAGTGCTAAACAGTTAAATCGTCAACAGGTCACATAAGAAATTCGTAAATGAAATAATCTGCGGTTACTTCAAGTTCTGCTGATTGGTCTTCAATAAAATCCCAGAAAGCTTGGTCTGCACTCATGAGTTCTTCTTCGGTCATTTGATTTTCATTCATAGTTCAAAATAAATACCAGTACGAAATTCTGATTAAAATGGAACTCACAGGTCACGAAAAACCATTAGAGCAATACTCCAAGTCAGAATTGATGCAAATTGCTAGACGTTATACAGTCTATCATAGAGATAGTGCAAAGGGCAACTTAACGGCAGATTATACAAAGTTATCCAAAGATAACCTCATCAAGTACATCAAGAGCGATACTGATTATGTCGTCAGCAAATCAAATTCAAGAGTTGAAATGCTGAAGCAACGCCTAGTTGGTGTTACAGACCCAGAGGAAATAATGTTGGAAATCATCAATATCTTTGATGATACTGAAATCATACCTGATGTTGGAATGTTCTGTACTTTCATTTACAATGCGAAGACAATCAGAAATCGATCTAAAGAAAGAGTTGTACCATCAACCAATAAGGTGTTTTACGACCAACATCCACTCATTCAGGTTTTAGGTGTTTATCAGTGGGGATTTCGCGGTTTCAATTACCACTGGAGGAGTGTAGGAGAAGAAATCCATAACTACACTTGGAATGAAGTAGCAGGGCAATTACACATCATACGTGGATATGAAATGCCCTATATGAGAACTGTTGATTACACAGAGTTGAAGCGATACAGTATAATCTAACTCTGCGTTACTTTTACTTCATCAAACCAACGGTTGAGAATATCGTCGCAGATTTGATAATCCTTACCATTTAATGATGTCTTATGCATTTGATAATAACGAACTGCATTGAATACAAGTCGTTTCTCTTCAGGTGTTAAATTTTCGCTCATCTTTTGGTTGAATAACCTTGAAATAGTATAGCATAATCAGTGATACCAAAGCAATCAACATCAGGTATGTAAAGATACCAACAGCTAAACTCATCGGATTTCAGTAGAGGGTGGTTTCTTCAGATTCTCCATTGCTTGCTGACGATAATATTGTTTATACATTGCGTCATCGCGTTGGATTAGAAAGACATTCCATCCAATCATAAACATAGCACCGAGAACAGTGTAAGTAACGTAACGTCCAATCATGCTGCTACCTCCACAGGGATTTCAACAACTTCAGGAAGTTTAGTGTTATCAAACTGGTGCATATCGTAGCACACCCACTCACCATTGCGGAAGATATAGTGATACTCTTCTGCTCCATCAGGAAGCAGATACTCACACAGGTCAGCATCAAGGCGAGGGGGGCAATCTTCACCGCGACCACTATAAGGAAGGGGTCCAGTCTGCTCTAGAGTTTCATTACTCCAACCTACATTCGTCCAGAGGCAACTAATATCACCAAGATCAATCAACTCTTTGACCTTATCCAGAGTATTGAAGTTCTCTACAAGTTTTACTCCATTGAACTCGGGATATCCATCGAAATGGCTGTAGATGGAAAGGATAGAACCATCAGAAAGTTGGAGGCCGATACGGCTTCTGGTACCCATTTGAGTGTTGTGCTTACATTACTAGGACACTTTACAGGGCCCAATAAAAAAGGAGCACCGAAGTGCTCCTAACAATCAACCACCTTTTTCCCTAAGACTTCGTACAAGGTATTCAGTGAATGCTTCAAGTTTTGATGGAACTACAGTAGCAGGATTGTCGTTAATTGCATTCTTCAGTGCTACCATCTCATTAAATTCAACATCAGTCAAATTACCAGATTGCTTTCGTTGAATAGTCATAAGTTATCCCTTGATACTCAGTCATTCTACCACTATGTAGATAATTATGTGCGTTTCTTAACATTCACTTTAGATTAGTGTTACAAAGTGTTAAGACAATTCACTCTCCAAAGAATGTGCCGAACATACCACTATCGCCTGATTTGCGGTTCTCTAATTTATCCATAAGTTCTTCAGTTTGTTCCAGATTATCAAGACTGAAAATCATATCAGCAATGTTTTTAGCAACAAAACTTTTCTCATTTACAGCTGCGTTCCGGAGAGCAGTGCGAAGATGTCCCTTTGCTTCTTGAAGTTCTGATTTAACGTTTTCGGATAAAGCCATGAGTTTTTAAATTGCTATTATTATTTTATCAAATTATTAGAGTTCTGTCTCTTCGGATTCCTCTACCCTTTCAAGTGTAAATGACCCATCCCCATTATCTACCCAGTGAAGAGCATCATCCTCTTTCCATCCAGTTTGCTCTAACAGGTCTTCAGGTAGAGTGAAATAATACTCACCACTCACACTATCAACCTCTACAGGAAGACGCCACTTAACTACCTTATCTTCATTGTGAGCGAATAAGTCTCCGTCTTCTGTATTGTGAATGGATGTAATCTTATCATCACTCCAGAAATCATTCCAAGAAGTCATACATTCGGGCGAAGTATCATCAGCACTACAGGATGAGAAAGTAAATGTACCTGAAGGTTCATAGTACTCTCTATCCTTTAGAACTTCTTCCTTAGTCCAACCACTATTCAGAAGATTAAGAAGTTCTTCTGCCTGTTCTGCTTCTTGTTTATGATGCTCGTGGGTTTCTTTTACTACACCAACAATTACATCATAGATTTCATGTGGTGTTGCTCCACCAGAAGACATCGCATCATGAAGCCAATTCTCTAGATTTTCAAGAGAATACTTTTTGTAATCAAAGTCAGTCATTTCTTGGTTTGGGTTTAGAGCAGTCGTGGCAGTAGTAAGAGAAACCATCACGGAAGTATTTTACACGTTGATAGTGCTGTTCGTCAAGTGGTTTTATTTCCTCACAGTTAGAGCACTTTCGTAGTCCCGATTCCAGTGTTTCCCCAGATTCTCCTTTCTTTCTTACGGAGTTTCTTAAGTTCTTTGTAAAGTTC